GGGCCATGTATGGGCATACCTAAGTCTCCGTCACTGCAATTGCGCCGTTACCTTTTGCACAACTAACATACATATTGTCTGTGCTGATGGTAAATGATGAAAAATCGAGCATTTCAATGACATGGCCACGCAATTCAGGAACGGGCGGCGTGGGCGATTCATTTAGCATCACGCGACCAGTACCGACGTTTTGTATCAGGTATGTGACACCTAAAGCAAGTGAGAGTGATGCTTTGATGTCAAGCCACGTATCGGTTATATTTTCTTGAATTTGCGTACTCATGGTTCGGTTCCTCAATGGATATTAATTATTGTGCCAAATACGTAAAGACGACTTTCCAACGTGATATTGTTATTGTTGCGTTTGCCGTACCTGCGGGATTTGATATAGATAGTACCGTGGCACTTTCTATGCTCATAGATATGTCCGTACTATTTGATACAAGTGCTTTGAGTCCTGCGGCAATCTGTAAATTTACCAAATGATATCTATCACCGACACTATACCCGGCATCTGCGATTTTGCAAACCAGCGATGCGCCAATTATATCAGGTGCAGCACCTAACCCGTGTGGGTGCACGGTTGAACCGGAACCCACAATAGTCAATTCGCCACTTCTGATAATACCAGATATACCCACGTAAGCTTTAACCTTCGCCGCATCGGGAAATTTATTTGCCGTCCCTGCGTTCATTTCGGCAGTTGTCGCAAGTTCAACAATGCCCGTGCGTGTTTCGGTAGCGGTGCGGTTTGATAGATTCGCAGGTGTTATTGCACGCGTCGTGTCTGTACCTGTATTGGTTTCAGCATTTGTTGCCAATTCAACAATACCTTTAACGGTTTCTGATGCGTCGGGTACAGACACAGAATCCGCGTATGCTTTTACTTTTGCCGCATCTGGAAATTTATTTGCCGTTCCTGCGTTCATTTCCGCAGTCGTTGCAGCTTCGACAATGCCTTTAACGGTTTCTGATGCGTCTGGGATTACCTGCGTGGTAAATTCCCATTCGTCACTAACGGCGTTGAACTTAAATTCACGCTTGGCACCTGCGACAATAATACCGACTGTTGCCGACCCTGTTATAATTTTTACACCAAGTCCGTATGCATCCAGTGTGGCCGCACCCGTGTTTGCGGCAGCTAATACAGCTTCAACCCGTAAGCCGTCAAATAACGTTTGCGGTGCTTGTTGATCTGTTGAAACGCCCACAACATACGCATTTAAAGCACTCGCCCCTTCTGTGGCCGTTATTGCACGACCTGCCGCAATTTCCACAATGGCTTGAACATATTGTGACACCGGTGACGTATCGGCCGTTCCAGATGGTACAATGGCAGCACTTGCAAGTAAGCTTTGTTGCATACCGAAAATGTCATTCGAGCGAATTTCAATCCATGGCGTGCCGTCAAACGCACCCGGTGCGGTCTGATTTTGCGAACTACCGTAAGGGTAATTAGCAGATACGCCCGTGATGCGCCCCGCAAAGCTAGGATTCGTCAGTAAATTAATCGCCATTTAGTTATACTCCACTAATATTCCGAGCCATTGTTCATTCGGGCATATTTTCAAACATAAATCTTCAAATTCGCTACGCCTTGATTGCGCCACTTTCGCAGTTTCAGGAAACGTTTCCCCACCAATATACAAAACGTAAGGATATTGCAACGGATCAGTGGGTACAGGGTAGACTTTACTTGTGAATGCCACACCGACAGACCCGTCTTGTGCAATGTCGTCACCGTCTTGAAAATTAGGCGACCCGTCACCCACAAATTCAACAGATGCCGTCACGACCTTATTCACAAGAGTATAACCGCGCGGTACTGTTGTCGCACCATCCTGTGCATCTGCGTCACCATCCTGTGCATCGGCAGCACCGTCTTGCATAAGGTATGTTATATCAGAAAATTCATTCGACAAATACAAATTAGGGTCACGTGCGACAGGTGCGCCGACAATCGGTAATTCCCACCATTCATGCACAAACACATCAAACCCTGCAAGTTGTAATGTGTCCTGTATATAGCGCGGTGACTGTCCCCCTAATGCTTTCCACTCCGCAGTTAATCTGTCACGTCGCGCTTGTTCCGTCATGGGCGTTGATATTAGACCGAATTGACGTTCATAATCGGCAAGTGAATCTAATGATGTTTGTTGCGGAAATTGTTCCAACAACACACCATCTAAAAACGACCGCGTGTCAGTGACCAGTGATGACAATCCGTCTATAAACTGCCGTAACGGTTTATCTGTGGTCAACAACCACGCTCTTGAACGCGGCAAAAGATGTTTAAATAGTGCGATCATAGATAAGTAACTGTTCCTATTTTGGCTTTTTCACCTTCACCTAACACATAAACACTGACCACCCCTGTCAATGGTATATCAATTGATGCTGACGTAAATGTTCCGTTACTCGCCGTCACGATATCTTCAACAATGGCCGAAACTGTAACGCGTGTTATTTGGTCAATGCGGGGCGGTACAGATAGACCGGCTATAAACGGTTCAGCCGCTAAAAAATACTGTGTCAATGCTGCCGTGATATCCGCTTGAACTTGGCCCAAATCCACAACACCTGAAATACCCAAAACCTGCACATCAAATGTCACACGTGATATAGGCAATGAATTCACAAAAGCGTTTGCGCTTCGTCGTGATGCTAATCCGTCTTGATCAAAATTTATGCTTTCCAGTACAGCGGCCAATTGTGCAGCGGTCGGTATGCCGTCAGGATCACCGGAACTTGCGGCGGTAGCTTCACTATATACATCAACTTGCCCCGGGCTGCCGGTGTATGGGTAAACGTTTATGATGCCTTCAACTTCTTCACCCCATATGCGGTAATCAGAATACGCCCCGCCCTGCGGCCTTGCTGAAAAACGCGTCATGATGCGTCGTCTGTAAACGTCCACATCTTCGCCGTTCGCTGCCGTCACGGTTTGTGCAATGACGCTCGTGTTATTTTCGGCACCGATTTGCGGTGATGTAAAAGATACGATATCCCCCGGGTCAAGATTACCCGATGCCCCTTTGCCGTTGGTGTTTGTCTGATCACCTATTGCACGAATAGTCCCTGTGACCGTCGTACCTACTAGAAAAACAGAAGATAATAGCCGATATGTGTAACCGTTCACCGCGCTAAACAATGTGACACCGGCAGGGATCGTACCACCGACTTGCTGTACGGTTATGGAAACAGTCATTTCGGCACGTGTCGCAGTTGTTGGGCGACCTACCCCGATGCGCTCACCCCATTCAATCAGGGGTGAAAATTTCACACCGTTTATCGTGGTTTCTTCAAATGACGCAAATCGCACAAATTGCTGCAACGCGATATATCCGGCGTACTTATAAACGATGACAAATACACCAGCTAATGCTTTCGATAAAACCCTGATAAAACTACGGGGCAACAACGGTATTGTTTGGTTCAAAGAAACCTGTATTTGCGAAACAAGATTGTCAGATATTTCTTTGGTTGTTGGGGGTACAGTTGCCATTAAACAAACGCCTTCCAGTTTTCAGTGAATTCAAATGAACTTTCATCACCTGACGCGGATATATTTATTTGCAACCTAACCGCATTAATACCCGGCATACTAGCGGAAACTTGAACACTTGACGCGATTTTTTTAGATTTCAACCATTCAAGATCGCGTTTTGCGGCATCTTCGATCCTTAATAAGTTCGCAGGGATAGCCGCAATAGAATCTAAAAGTTCGTTTGTCTCACTGGTATTTTTAAAATCGGGATCAGTTGTGGATATGTCACCCCACCAATCGACCTGACCACCAAACAATGATACATACACCGCAGTTCGCAAATCGCCAGTAAGTTCAATGACACCATTTTCAGCAACAATATCACCATCATTTGCAGTCTGATATAAAAGTACATCGCCTTGGTCAGTTTTCATTGTGCTACACCTGTATCTTGTTCACTATCACCAGCACTGTCAGACCCTTGCGGGTGTACGTGCGTATCCATTCCGATACCTGCCGATGATGTGATTTCACCTGTGGGCGATATTACTGCGCCGTTTATATCCACACTACCATCCGCTTTCAACTCAATTGCACCGGCTGCGTTCGATAGAATAGCACTACCATCCGCTTTCATATACAATTCAACCTTTATACCACCCGCCCCGTCACGCGCGTATATGCGACGTTCGCCCGGGGCTGCAATACTCGGATTAACACCGTCAACAGAACCAACGGCAACGGTGCGACCCGTGCCTTGCGCTTCAAACGTCGCTACGAAATCGGTCGGTAATGGCGGTGAATCAACACCTGTCCCGGCTGCGTAATATATGCTTTCGACAAGTGCGCCGCCACCCGGGTTATTCTTGACAACCCCACTGACCGTAGCCGTCACCCATCCTAAAACTTTCCCTATTCTACCCATGGCAATGCCTCCGGTATAATGCCCGCAAACGCGCCTACCATTACAAGATTTAACTTTGCAGTGCGCGCGCCGCCTGACGCATTGAATTCAACAGATCGAACCAACAATTCGGTTTGATTATAAATCATGGCATGCGGGGCAGTCACTTCAACCGTTGTGTTTGGTTCCCATAACGCACCCGTAGCATCCAGCCATGTCGGCACACTGACCGACCACGATGCCATATTTGCGAACATACGGGCTATTTTAGTATCAACAGCGTCGGTTAGGCTTTCGTTCTTGCTGTCATCCACCTGAAAGGTCAAAGGGCGTAGCACACCCGTAACGTG